TGACGGCGATATTATACACGTTTATGACCTGCAAGAGGCTATACACGAGGATTACAAGCAAAAAACGAGGGTAGTCGGCGTGATACTCTCTTGACGGCGCATCTTGAACGTGCTATAATTATAACCGTCAGACAGGATGAACCTCTTACCTCGCAGTCAGCAACGGCGGGCGGCTATGATAACACGTTCGCCGTTGCAACTCCTTCTTGCCTGCCTTGAGTAAAAATGGTGCGCATTATGCGCTGTACTATATATCGCAACGGGGTTTTCAGGCTCCTTCATTTTATTTCCTCCTTCGCAAAGGGAGCTGCTTGCTGGTCACGGGCGGCTCTCTTTTGCGTTATATATTTATTTTTTGCCCAAAAAAGGGTTGACACACACATTGATGCGGGTGTATAATACATGTGCAATAAAAAAGCGGCAACCCCGCAGAAAGAGGAAACCATGAATACAAAACAAATAAACACACGGATTGCGTATTACGATGCGCTCCGGAAGTTGATGGCGAACGCCAAAGAAAACATGCGTCAGGCTGAAATCAACCTTGACGATGCTCTCACTGACGGCACGTCATCGGCAGAAGAAAAAGACCTTGCACAGGCAAGGTATGATGCGGCAGTCAACCTTTACGCAAGGTTAATCAACCTGCCGTTCGAATATGAAGAGGAGGACGATTTTTAAAATGACTTTGTACGAAATCAACCAGAACATTCTGTCCCTCATTGATGAGGAGACAGGCGAAATAGCCGACGTTGTAGCGTTCGAAGCCCTGCTCGGCGCAAAAGACGAAAAGCTTGAAAACATAATCAGGCTGTACAAGAATGCGACAGCCGACAGTACGGCACTGAAAGCCGAAGCGGACGCATTCACCAAACGGGCAAAAGCGGCGGCGGCACTTGCAGACCGAATGAAAGCGATGCTGGAAGCCGAGCTTGACGGCAACACATTTGAATGCACGACAGGAAAGGTCAGCTTCCGGAAAAGTAAGGCACTCATTGTGGATGATGAAGCCCGCATTCCCGAGCAGTACCAAAAAATTGCCTTTAGCGTTGACAAAACTGCACTGAAAAAGGCAATTGAAAACGGTGCGAACATTGCAGGTGCGCACATTGAAGTGCGCCAGAATGTGCAGGTGAAATGATGGATAAGAAAGAAATCTATTTCCGTTGCTTGCGGGCGGAAGACGTAAATGCCCGAGTACAAAAACTTGTTGCCGGTAAAGGGGCTATCCTGCTCCTTTACAAGGACGCAAGGTGCGACATGGCTATGCTGGATGAGGCTGTCGGAGCGTTTAACTGGAAAAGGGAGCATAGCCGTGACAATGCAAACTGCACCATCAGCATTTGGGACGAAGACAAATCCCAATGGGTGAGCAAGGAGGATGTCGGAACTCCGTCAAACACGGAGGCGGAAAAAGGGCTTGCAAGTGACGCTTTTAAGCGTGCAGGCTTCAACTGGGGAATCGGCAGGGAATTATATACTGCACCGTTCATTTGGGTAAACGCCGACAAATTCTCTACCCGCAAGAACCAGAGGGGCGGCGAAGAGGTTGACGGCAAATTCAGCGTCACATGTATGGATGTTGACAAAGACAGCCGCAAAATCACACGGCTTGAAATTGCTTTCAAGCATAATAACAACCCTGCAACCCCTTGTTTTAAATGGGTGGATACGGACGCAAAACCCGCAACCCCGAAAGAGCCTGCAAAGCAACCGAGCCGTGCAGACCAGCTTGCGGAGCTTGAGCGGCTGTTGATAGAGACCAACACCGACAGGCAAAAGTTTTTCGGGTATTACAAAGTCGAGAATGCCGACACAATGGACGCAGACCAGCTTGCGGAGGGCTTGCAGATACTGCGCCGCCGCACGGCAAAATAAAGCAACACGGAGGAATAAAATGAGAAGCACATGTGAGAAAGCTAACCCCTGCATTGACTGCATGTATGCAGTGCCTAAAGCGGGCGAACAAAACTGCCCCTGGGCGGAAAGATATGAACCTGTAGAGGGTTGGACAGCAAAAAAGGCATATAACCGCTCTGCAAGCGACCCTTCATGTAAAGAGACGTACGCAATCGAGTACTGCCCCAAGTTTAAAATTGACCCAAGGGCATTAACGTACAATTCGCGTTTTCAAGAAACGCTTGGGCGAATGGAAGCGGCGGTGCGCCGCACTGTATCAAACCCGTTCGGTATGACGGAAACGGAAGCTGTAGACTGTCTGTACTCCCGCGCCGAAGTCAGCAGGACGTTTCAGCCCGCCGCAAAAGTGCTTACGGTAATGAAACTGTTGCCGCCGGGCAAGGGAATATCCGTATCGAAAATAACGGAGCGAACGCGACTCACGGTGAATGCCGTTGCAAACGCAATTACCATTCTTAGCGTATGGGGCTGGATATTTGATGTTGATTGCGATATTATCGAATCCACGGTAACAATAACCCTCAATGGGTTCGATAATCCACAGAAGGAGGTGGATATGGTGGAACAACAAAACAAAATGGTGTTGGACTGGCTCAAAGAGTACGGCACTATAACAGCGCAAGAAGCTGTTGAAGTGCTGGACATATACCGTTTGTCCGCAAGGATTTACGACCTGAGGGCAAAGGGACACAAAATCCGCACAACGTCTGTATCAAGGACACGAGCAGACGGACGCAGAGTATCTTACGCAAAATATATTTTGGAGGATTGACGCATGAATAAGTCTATGTTTATCGGCAATGTTGCCACACAGCCTACAATGCGCAGCACACAATCGGGCAAGAACTACTGCCTGTTCGTGGTTGCCGTGAACGACCGCCGCAAAAACGGCGAGGAAACGCAGTACATACGCTGTACGGCGTGGGATAAGCTGGGAGAGATATGTCAGCAGTACCTCACTACAGGCATGAAAGTGTACGTTGAAGGCACTGCAAAGGCACACGGCTATCTGGACAAGAACGCCGAAGCAAAAGCCGAATTGCAGCTAACGGTGCAGAACATGGAGATGCTGTCGAGCAAGAAAAAGAGCGACCCTCAAAAACTTGATGAGACAATCACCGATTGTCAAACAGGCTACAGCCGACAGTTCACGGACGAAGGCAGGTTTACCGAGGTGGAAGCAGACCTTCCGTTCTAAGCTCTAAAGAAAACCTATACGCACTTACAGGCGGGAAGTGAATTACTCCCGCCTTTTAGTGTATATATTCTATTGGCGCAAATTTGTTGTTGACTAATCGTGCAGAGTGTGCTATAATCTACACACGGCTTACGAAGGAGGCTAAAATGATTAAAGAATGGCTTGAAAAAAAGTTAAAGCTGTCCGACGAAGAAATCCGTGCATATGCGTGGATTTTAAAAGAGACTGACGGCGGCGAAAGACCGCTGCAAACAACGATGCAAGAGTTTAAGCAGGCAACGCACCAAACAAAAACGTTTGCTAGTGAATTGCTTAAAGCCCTTGCAACAAAAGGCTGCATTGAATATCAGCGGGTTGAGATTTGCAAAGACTGTATGCTGTTTATACAGGTCACGGAGTTAGGCAAGCCCCCGCATGAGCTTTGCGATGAAACCCCACCGTCTGCACCGCCGGCACCTATCGACTACCGAGACGTGATTATGGAGGAAGCAGACCCCGAAGAAGACGAACGGGAAACGCTCCGACAGGCAATCATGGAGCTTGACAACGAAAAAGACATCGTTATTGAACCGTGGATGCTCAAATTTAGGCTTAAGCCGCTTGCAATGCTGTACTACGCATATGCTTACAGCAACCGCAACAGTGAAGACCGTTGGTATGAAAAAATTACCGACACTTGCAAGAAATTTGAGGTAAAAGAGGCGACCTTGGCACTCGCAAGGAACGCCCTGACGGAAAGAGGGCTGCTCATGCGTGAAATCCCGCAACGAAGGGCAAGTACCGCATACCCCTACATAATCAAAACAGAAATGCTTAAAAATTTCAAAAATACGGAGGAAAATTAACATGGCAAACACTAACATCAACATCAACGCATTCACCGCACGCATCAGCACCATTGACGCCGCAGGAGACCTTATAGCGGGCATTCTGCTTGACCGTATCATTTACCTGCTCAGCCCCGAATCGGACGCAAAAACGGAACGTATAGAGCGTGACGGCTATACATGGATTGCTCGCCGCCGTGCAGACTGGAAAGACGAAATCCGCATCAGCGCAAAGCAGTACGACCGTGCCGCAAGGATACTTGCGCGCAAGGGGTTCATCACCACTAAAACGTTCCGCCTTGACGGTGACCCCGCCACCCATATACGCCTTAACTATGACGTATTGAACGCCAATTTTTGTGATTGGAGTGACCGTGAAAACGGCAATTTTGGCAGCAACTCAAACGGCAACAACGGCGGTGAAACCGCTACCGAAAAGGTAAACAACGAACCCACCAAAGCGGTAACAGCAACTACCCCTTCGGGGGTAAACGCTGTTACCAAAAGGACAATTGATATTCCCGAAAAGGAATCTTACGCTCTCTCCGAAAGGGCAATTTCCTTGAACGGCAATAATAATAATAATAATAATAATA